TCTTGCAGATGCTATATTACAAAACGGTGGTACTGCACTAGCAGCCAATGATATCATTGAGGCTATTGCTGTTCCTGCAAACACTTTGATCCTACATGCAGGTTTCAAAGTTCAAACTGCAATGGAAGGTACTACTACAGATTCTGCGATCCACGTAGGTATCACAGGAACAGACGTAGACATTTTTGCTGCGTCATTTGACCTAGACGGTGCATCAGCAGGGGATCACACTCCTGCGATTACATCTTCAGGTGTATGTTCCAACTTACCAGTGTTCACTGCATCAGCAGACACTATTGACGTAGAGATTCATGCGTCAAGTGGAACTATTACTGGCGGTATTATCCGTGTCTACGCTGTGTGCGTAATCATGGATGATGTCTCAGGATCAAGTTCTGCTAATGAAGTAGACCGTGATCTACTAGCATAATACTTTGGGGGCTGGGCAACTGGCCCCCTTATCACATATTAGGAAGTACTTATGGCAGAGACATTTCTTACACTGACAAATAAAACACTAGTTAGGATGAACGAGGTAGAACTTACGTCTTCTAACTTTGCAAGCCCAAGAGGTGTACAGACACAGTGTCAAAATGCTGTCAATGAATCTATAAGATATATTAATCAGAGAGAGTTTGCTTATCCTTTTAACCACGCATCAAACTCCTCTACACTTACTCCAGGTGTTGCTAAGTATACTGTTCCAACGAGCACAAAGTATATAGACTACAACACAGCTAGGATAAAAAAAGATGAAGATTTAAGTTCAGCAGGTAATAGCCTGACTAAACTAAATTACAACGAATACATATCAAGAGATTATGCTGTACAAGAAGATGACATTGCTTCTACAACTGTCAATGCATCGTCTGGATTATCAGCATCCGTAACAACAATAACCGTTGCAGATACATCTGACTTTGATGCCACAGGCACTTTGTTCATAGGCGGTGAGCAGATAACTTATACAGGTATAACAGGTAACGATTTCACAGGATGTACTAGAGGTGCAAACGATACAACAGCAGCAGCAATTGCAAACAGCACAACAGTAACTCAGTTTACGAAGGGTGGCATACCCAGATTTATAGTGCGTACTCCTGACAACAATTATATACTATACCCTTTTCCAGATAAACAATATACATTAATATTTGATTACTTCACGTTTCCCTCAGACTTATCTGCAGCAACAGATACAACGACAATACCTGACAGGTTTGCAACTGTCATAATAGATGGTGCAGTAGCCTACGTATATCAGTATCGTGGAGAGATACAACAGTATCAAGTAAACTTTGAGAGATTTCAACAAGGCATAAAGAATATGCAAACACTTGTAATAAACAAATACGACTACGTAAGATCTACATTAATGGGCGGTGCTACAACAACGTATAATCCTGTACTAAGAGTATCATAAAATGCCAGATACATCAACACTACAACCAGCAGCTTATAACTGTGAGGGTGGGCTAGTTTTAAACAGGTCCACCTTTCTTATGCAACCAGGTGAAGCTTTAGTTCTAGAAAACTTTGAGCCTGACGTTGAAGGTGGTTATAGACGCATTAATGGTTTTCGTAAATACGTTAACCAGATAGTGCCACAAACATCTAGCTCTACAGAAAAAGTTTTGATGTCAGCTAGATTTGCTGACAGGGTGGTTGCAGCTAGGGGTGAAAAGATATTTACTGCAGGTTCAACAGAGCTGTCGCAAAAAATAGTATCAACAACTTCTATGACAGGATCTGGTACGTTAAACGTAGACTCTACTGCAGGTTTTGGATCTAGTGGCACACTAGTAATAAACAGTGAAGAGTTTACTTACACAGGTATAACTAGCACAACCTTTACAGGTGTCACGAGATCAACGTCTAGTACAACTGCAGCAAATCACGCTATAGACGATGCAGTGTCAGAAAACTGGACAGAAAGAGATTCAGGTAGAACCAACGCAGACAAGTATGACTTTGAAAGATTTAACTTTGATGGCAATGATAAGTTTATATGTGTAGATAGAACTAACGCACCTGTGGTGTTTAATTCATCTATGACAGCTACAGATGTAAGCGAAAGCACGGTGGCTGGTTCAAAGTTTGTAGCTGCGTTTAGAAACCACATGTTTTACGCAGGTAAATCTACGACACCATCAACTATAGTATTTAGCGAACCTTTTGACGAAGATGGTTTTAACTCAGGAGATGGTGCTGGTAGTATTAATGTAGATGATACTATCGTAGGACTAAAAGTTTTTCGTGACAATCTGTTTATATTTTGCGAGAACAGGATATTTAAACTGACAGGTTCTGCTTTAGCAAACTTCGCTGTAGAGCCTGTGACTAGAAACATAGGTTGTGTAAACGGAAACACTATCCAAGAATTTGCAGGTGATTTAATCTTTCTTGGTCCTGATGGTTTACGCACAGTTGCTGGTACAGCTAGGATTGGTGACGTTGAGTTAGGTACAATATCTAAAAACGTTCAGTCTTTATTTGATGAGAACATAACAGATTCTAGCCTTTTTGAAAGTGTTGTCATACCTGATAAAACACAGTACAGAATATTTTTTACTAAAGATACTATATCACAAAAAAGAACTAAGGGTGTTATATGTGTTATGAAAGGCGATGGCTTTGAGTTTGCTGAGTCGCTAGGTATTAAACCATCATGCACAGACACTCTTGTAGAAGCAGGTGATGTTGTAGTTATACACGGCACGTTTGACGGTTTTGTTCAACGTCAAGAAAAAGGTAACAATTTTGATGGTACAGCCATACTAGGAAGGTACAGAAGTCCAGACTTAAACTTCGGAGATGTAGGTGTAAGAAAGACTATGCACAGAGTCATACTTAACTACAAGCCAGAGGCTAACATCAGCGCAGATTTACTTTTAAGATACGACAACGACAGCGTAGGTGCATCAAGACCTGCAGCTTATAGTTTAACCACCTCCACAGTAGGAGCGCAGTATGGTACATCTGTTTACAGTACCTCCTCTTCTACTACACAGTTTGTTTATGGAGGAGGATCACAGCCTCTAGTAAGACAGCCTGTTGAAGGTTCTGGTTTTACTGTTGCATTAAAAATAGATGATAGTGGTGAATCTCCACCATATTCACTAAAAGGATTTCAATTAGAATATCAAGTAGGAGCTAGACGCTAATGGGTGCTACATACACAAGACAGTCCACGTATACAGAGGGTGACATAATTCAAGCATCAGACACTAATGATGAGTTTGATCAGCTTCTTGCCGCATTTGCTGCTAGTACAGGACACACACACGATGGTACAACTGGAGAAGGTGGACCTATAACTACGCTTGCAGGTCACAGTATTACTATAGGTTTAGGCACAGCAGGAACAGATATTACCCTAACGTTTGATGGTGAAACAAGTGACGGTGTATTAAAATGGATGGAAGATGAGGATTACTTTGAGTTTTCTGATGATATACTTATTGCTTCGACAGAAAAGTTACAGTTTCGTGATACTGCTATTTATATTAATTCTAGCACTGACGGTCAGCTTGACCTTGTTGCTGACACTGAAATACAAATTGCAGCTACCACTGTTGACATCAACGGTGCAGTCGATATATCAGGAAACTTATCTGTAGGTGGTAACTTAGATGTTACAGGCACGTTTGATCTTAGCGACTCTAACTTTACTAACGCAGGTGATATACAACTAGATAGTATTTCAGGTGATGCTGATTCAAACACAAGCATAGCGTTTAGTGGGTCTGATGTTATTACCATTACTACAGGTGGTGAGACACAGGTTACTTTTAACAATGGATCAATATTACCTACAACAGATGATGACGTAGACTTAGGGTCTAGTTCTTTTGAATTTAAAGATGGTTACTTTGACGGTACACTTCATGCAGATGCAATAAACTTTAATGGTACAGCTATAACTGCTACTGCTGCTGAACTTAACATCATGGACGGTGTTACTGCCACGGCTGCAGAACTAAATACTTTAGATGGTATTACAGCAGTAGTGGGAGAGCTTAATGCTCTTGACTTAGGTAGCACTGCTGTGGGTACAGCCATTGCATCTAAAGCAGTTGTACTAGATGCTAACAAAGACTACACTGGTATAAGAAACCTCACACTTACAGGAGATCTCACTATTGGTGGTGACGATCTTACTATGGGTACTAATACTTCAGGACATTTGTTAATTGCAGATGGCACGAACTTTAATCCTACTGCTGTGGGAGATTTGTCTGAGATCAGCACAGCCGCAGACGATGATGTATTTATAGCTGTAGATACATCTGGTGGTGGACTTAAAAAAATTACACGTAGCACTATTATTGCAGGTACTGGTGTAGCAGGTAATATATCAAACATAGTAGAAGACACCACACCACAGCTAGGTGGTAACTTAGATACTAACTCACACAACATACTAATTGATGATGCACACTTTATTGCTGATGAAAACGGTAACGAACAAATAATATTTCAGACTACAAGCTCTGCAGTCAATCAGTTTGATGTAACTAATGCAGCTACAGGCAATGCACCTGAATTATCCGCAACAGGTGGTGATACAAATATTGATTTAAAACTTACACCTAAAGGTACAGGTCAAGTAGTAATTGATGGTAACGTAGGGATAGAGTCAGGTGTCATTGATCTTAAAAATGCAGGGTCGCAGTCATACATAAGATTTTACTGTGAGTCTTCTAACGCACACTATGCACAACTTCAAGCACCTGCACACTCTGCCTTTGGTGGTAATATAACTTTAACTCTTCCAGCTACTACAGATACACTAGTAGGTAAAACTACCACAGACACGCTAACAAATAAAACACTCACAAGTCCTGTTCTTAACACTGCCACAGTAGGCACATCTATCGTACCAGCAAGTGCAGATGGAGCAACACTAGGTAGCGCAAGCGCAGAGTTTTCTGATTTGTTCTTAGCTGATGGTGCTACAATAAAATTAGGCAATGATCAAGACGTAACAATCACACACGTTGCAGATACAGGTATATTACTTAGTGGCACAAACGTAATACAATTTAACGATGCCTCACAAAATATAGGTGCTCCTAGTGGAACTGTGCTAGACATTAATGCCACGGATGAAATAGAATTAAACGCTACTCTCGTAGATGTAAATGCTAATTTAGATGTTAGTGGAACTTATACTGGCGGTGGACTAATGACTACAGGCGGTAACATTGTTATCCCTGATGCTGGTAACATAGGTTCTGCTAGTGACACTGACGCTATTGCTATAGCTTCAAATGGAGTGGTTACATTTAGTCAAGCTGTATCAGGAACGTCTGCTGATTTTGATGGCGGTGTAACAATAGACGATATTACTATTGATGGCACTGAGATAGATTTATCATCAGGTGATTTGACAGTTGACGTTGCAGGTGATATAATATTAGATGCTGATGGTGGTGACTTTAAGTTTCAAGATGGTGGCACAGAAATACTTAGAATTACAAATTCATCTAGTGATGTAGTTATAAGACCTGTTGTAGATGCTAAAGATCTTATCTTTCAACAAAGAGATGGAACAGAGGTAGCTAGGATTGAGGACAATGGTACGTTCAACGTTGTTACAGATAAACTAGCAATAAATGGAACTGCTGTAACTTCTACTGCTGCAGAGCTAAATATACTTGATGGTGCTACAGCAACTGCATCAGAAATAAATTTACTAGATGGCGATACCTCTGTCGGTAGTTCAATAACACTAGCAGACGCTGATGGATTTATAGTCAATGATAATGGAACAATGAAAACAATTCCTGCGTCAGATGTAAAGACTTATGCTGCAGGTAGTTCCGCTAGTAAAGGATTTGCCATTGCTATGGCAATAGTATTTGGATAGAAAGGTAAAGTAAATGGCAACCCCAAATATAATTAATGTAGCAACTATTACTCCAAAGGTAGCAGTTGGTGCAGTTACAACAAGTAGAGCAGACATCGTAGATGTACCTGCAGAAAACTGTGCAAAGATAAACTCACTTATAATTGCAAACATAGATGGTACAAATGCTGCTGATATTACAGTAGAAGTAAGTACAGACAACGGATCTAACTATGTAAAAATAGCTAGCACTATATCTGTACCTGCTGATTCATCTCTAGTTGTTGTGGGTAAAGATAACGGTTTCTACTTAGATGAAACAGACTTGCTTGCAGTTACAGCTTCTGCAAACAGTGATCTAACATACTTGGTTAGTTACGAACTTCTAGTAGACTAAGGAAAACATTAATGCCAAGACGTACAGGCGGCTTTATAGGTCACAGGGGCTTACAAGCTCCAGACCCACCCACTGCAGTTACACCTACTGAGGGTAATGCACAAGTAAGTATAGCTTTTACTACTCCTAGTGACATTGGTGATTCTGCGATTCAAGGTTACGTTGCACAGGTTAGTACAAACGGAACTGATTATAGTGCAGGTTCTAACACAGGATCATCTTCTCCTATTGTTGTGAGTAGCTTGAGTAATGGCACTGCCTATACCGCTAAAGTGTGGGCTATAAATACTTATGGTACGTCTTCTCCTAGCGATGCTAGTAGTAGTGTTACACCAAGAGTACCCCCTAGAGGTATATTTTTTGGTGGTGGTAATACAAGTGCTCTTAACATTATAGAGTATATAACTATTAGTTCTACAGGAAACTCTCAAGACTTTGGGGATTTAACAGAAACTAAAAAAGGATCAGGTGCTTACTCCTCTTCAACTAGAGGTATTTCTCATGCAGGTCAAAAAGAAGCATCTCCTTACTACCTAAATATAATAGACTACGTAACCATAGCAAGCACTGGTAATGCCACAGACTTTGGTGATGCATTATCTATCAAAGCATATGGAGCAGGACTTTCAAATGCTACAAGAGGTGTATATGGAGGGGGTGTTGATAATGGAACGGCTGAAGCCCAAATGGAGTACGTTACCATAGCAAGCACAGGTAATGCTACAAACTTTGGTAATTTAGCAGGTGTTAGAAATAACTTGGGTGATGCAGGTTGTGCCTCTCCTACAAGGGGTATATTTTTTAATGGTTACGAAACATCAGGTTCTAATCAATTAAATGAAATAGCATACATAACCATAGGCTCAACTGGTAACGCATCTGATTTTGGTGACACAGATTCTGCCTTGTATCGGAGAGGAGCTTGTTCTAGTGAAACAAGAGCAGTGGTATCAGGTGGTATATCTGGTTATGTAAATAAAATAGAATATGTAACTATAGCTTCTACAGGCAACGCACAAGACTTTGGTGATTTAACTGCAGGTAGGGCATCACACGCTTCAACATCCTCTAATACAAGAGGAGTTTTTGCAGGTGGAGAAACTGCAAATAACGTACGTTCTAACATCATAGACTACATAACTATTGCTAGTGCAGGTAACGCAACAGATTTTGGAGATTTAACTGCAACAAGATTTAACTTTGCTGCAACTTCATCTGATCATGGAGGGGTTCAGTAATGCCTAACTTTCAAGGTATGTGGGATTTAAGAACTCAGTTTCAATACGCAGGTGAGTGGCCTAAACCACATCCCACAAGTATAGGTGTATTTTTTGGGAGTTATGTTTCTTCAATTAACACCACTATAAATTTTATAGACTTAACAAGCGCAGGAAACGCTGCTAGTTTTGGCAACTTAACTACTGCTAAAAGACTTCAAGGGGGTTTGGGAAGCTCTACTAGAGGATTAACTGCAGGTGGTTACACAGGACCAACAAACATAATTGAGTTTATAACTTTTGCAACAAAATCTAATACAAGTGATTTTGGTGATTTAACTCAAGCAAGAGGTTATGTTGCAGGTTCATCTAACGATACACGAGGACTGTTTTCAGGTGGTTATGCATCGGACTACTCAGATGTAATTGATTATGTAACAATAGCGTCAGAGGGCAACGCAACAGACTTTGGTAATTTATCAATAGGTAGGTATGGTGCATCTGCTTTAGCTTCACCTACAAGATCTGTTGCAGGTGGTGGTGTAGATAGCAACAATCAGCGTAGTAATGTGATGGATTACGTTACTATTGGTAGCACAGGAAATGCCTCAGACTTCGGAGACTTAGTTGCAGCACGAGAATATTCATCAGCAGGTGCCTCAGAAACAAGGGGTTTGTTTATGGGAGGTGTTGCATCCACTACCTATTATAATAATATAGAATACATAACTATTGGTAGCACAGGAAATACAACTGACTTTGGGGATCTTTCATCAGCAAGAGGCGCAGGGGCAGGTTGCTCTAGCAATACTATAGCGGTTTTTGCAGGGGGAACTGAATCAGGCGGCTACGTTAATACAATAGATCAAGTGACAATTGCCTCTACAGGAAACGCCACAGACTTTGGTGATCTTTTGGCAGCAGGGGGTCAAATGTCTAGTGCTTCTAATTGTCATGGGGGAGTTCAATAATGTCTAAGTCAAACTTCTTTGGCGGTCTAATAAAAACAAACCCAACTATACCCACCGCAAACTCAGGTGCTAACTATGGTGTAGCTAGTGGTGTATGGAATTTAGAAGAAGCAGCAGCTTTTAGAGAAGCAGGTGATTGGCCTATCCCTGCTAGTGCTCCAACTGCTCCAAATATAAACAGTGTTACTGCAGGGGTAGAGCAAGTTACAGTAGCATTTAGTGCCACTGGCGATGGAGGTTTAAATATTACGTCATTTACTGCCACTGCTTCTAGTGGAGAAACTGCTTCGGGTAGTAGTTCTCCTCTTACAGTTACAGGTCTTGCAGCAGGTACTGCTGTAACTTTTACTGTTACAGCTACCAATGTAGTAGGCACAAGTCCTGCTAGTAGTGCAAGTAGTAGTATTGCACCAAATGCTGCAGCACGAGGATTATTTATGGGAGGTTACTCATCTGCATCTGATAACGTTATACAATATATTACAATACCGTCTACTGGTAACGCTACAGATTTTGGAGATTTAAGTCATAATAATTATTTCTCAGCAACCTGTTCAAGTGATACTAGAGCTATTAGTGCAGGTGGTTTAGCTACTGGTGGTGACTACGATCAGATAGAGTATGTAACTATAGCTTCTACAGGTAACGCCGCAGACTTTGGTAATTTAAGTAAAAGTAGTAGAGTGTATGCTGCAGGTGCTGCAAACTCCACTAGAGGGATGTTTCTAGGTGGATATAATGCCAACACTGGAGGTGCTGAAAGCGTCTCTGAATACATAACCATATCTAGTTTAGGTAATGGCACAGACTTCAGTAATTCCACTGGGCAATCATACTATAAGGCTGCTGTTGCCTCTCCGACAAGGGTAGTTGTTGGAACTGGTACGAGTTTTTCCAAAACCTTAGTTTATCACACTATATCAACCGCAGGGGATGGGTTTGATTTTGGTAATTTGGTTGGGGGCGATAGTACATATGGTAAAAATGAATACACTGGTTGTAACTCAAACGTAAGAGGTTTATTTGCACTTGGTAGAAAATCATCAACTTATTATAAAGACATTGATTATATAACTATAGCTAGTACAGGTAATGGTACTGATTTTGGAGATTTAACTAATGGTTATATTTATAGCGCAGCAACTGCTAGTAATTTAAGGGGTGTTTTTGCTGGAGGTTATAATGCAAGTAATACTTCAGGTACTAATGTAATGGAATATGTTACATTTGCAAGCACAGGTAATGGCACTGACTTTGGAGATCTTTTGGGAGCTAAGTACGGCATGGGTCAAGGTGTTGCAGGTTCGGATCATGGAGGACTACAGTAAACACTTGCCTTATATGTATAAATATGTTATAACTACACTCTAACAAAAACAATAATAAACGGAGTTCTTTATGGCAAAAGCTAAGAAACAAACCAACGCTATAGCAACAGCAGACTTTAATATTCAACTACCAACATCTAAACCTGAATATAAGTCTATGCTTGCAAACATACAGGAACATGCACCTGCTATAGCACAAGCATCTAGCAACTTTTATAAGTCGCACTCTCAGATGATGTCAGTAACACTAGACGTAACCGCCATCACACCTATACGTTCTATTAAACACAGTTTGGCTGAAATTGAACAGACTAGAAGTGCTTTAAGAGAATCTTATTTTAATATGAAAAAACAAGAAGTAAAATTAAAGAAACTAGAACGTAAACTGTTAGAAGAAGACGATAATCTAGAACGAGAAATGCTAGAGATAAAAATAAACGAGAAACAAGCACAAGCAGAAAGTTCTCGTGGCTATGTAGAAGCTGCAGTTAGAAAGTTAAATTTTTTTACTAATCAATATGACAATCTAATGAAAAAGATTGGCAAAGATGAACTTACCGAAGAAGATTATGAGTTAGAAGAAATTAAGTATCATATTATGACTAACATGAAACAAGCGTTAAATGCTGCTCGTTCTCGTGGTGGTCAAATTGATGAAGGTAATTTAATTTATTTATTTGATCTAGGCATTAATGCAGCACAAGCTCAAGCAGAGGTGTATGCATATTTGAACTGGGAAAATGAATTAATGAAAGATGGCAAAGCGCCAGAACATCATCATACTGTAAAATGGTTAGAAGCTTGTGCAGATAAATGGGCACACTGCCCAGGTGACTTTGCAAACAGTCGTGGCTTTAATATATTAGATAAAACATCTTTAACAAATACACCACAGTTAGAAAATAAAAAGGAATATACAAATGGTAAAAAATAAAAAGACACCTGTTATTGTTAATAATAAAGAATATTTTGCAGAAGACTTAAACGATCAACAAAGAAGTATGTTAAACCATATTCAAGATTTAGATCGTAAATTAAAAAGTGCACGTTTTAATGTTGATCAACTTAACGTAGGACGTGAAGCATTTATAAGTATGTTATCTAAATCACTAGAGAATGTAGATGAGTGATATTAAACTTACCCCTGAAGATCTAGAAGAAATGCTAGACAATGCAGCTAGACGTGGTGCTAGAGAGGCACTACGTTCTATCGGGTTACTTGACGATGATGCAGCTAAAGATATTATAGAGATGCGTAGTCTTCTAGAAGCATGGAGAGACACACGTAAATCTGTTTGGTCAACAATAGTAAAAGTAACCACTGTTGCATTGTTAACATTTATTGCAGGTGCAGTGTGGATGACAATGGGTAAATAAGGAATAAGATATGGCAGAACTAAGTAATATAGAAAAAGTACTTATGGACAAGTTTGGTTGGGAAGACCGAGGTGACGGAACTCTTTTAAGTTCTGCAGGTAAAGTTTATGATCATGAGGCAGGTGATACGTTTGAGGAACGTCATGGATTAGATGTGAACTACACACCTGTTGATACTTCTCCTGCCCTTGAAAATAACACAACAGGTGCAACTATAGCAGTAGGTAGTAATCCTGAACTTGATAAAGCTATTAGTGAGGGTAATCCTGCTCTTGAAGGAGTTACCATAAAAGATGGTATATATATGATGCCAGATGGTGTAACGCCTTTAACATATGCAGGATCAACACCTGCTCCTGCACCTTCCTCTACACCTGTTGATACTACACCCATACCTGCTTCTTCTCCTACTGATGTTACACCCACTGATTCTATGTCTGGAGCAGAGATTACAGGAAATATGTTAAATGGAGCAAACGCTGCAAAAGAAGCTAATGCCCCTATAATTAGATTGACCTCATTAGGAGATGGTCAAGCTCTTATATATTTTCCTAATGGTGACATAGTTAGAGTTCAACAAGGTATAGCTGAAGCTAATTTAAACTATGCTAAAAGTACAGGTGTAAATATAAATAGTAGAGATGACTATAATAAATTTGTAGTAAACCTATCTTCAAAAGCATCTGATCCATTTAGTATAGAGGCCGCAGTATCTAAACAAGGTTCTGATTTACATGCTTCAATTTTAAATGCGCAAAAAGGTAAAACAAAAGAAGAATTAGCAGTAGAGGCAAATACATATGCAAATAATAATTTATTATCAATAAAAGATGTTGGAACTGCTGTTGCTGCACCTTTACCTGCAGACTTTGAACAACAGATAGCGGCTATTAAAGCAGCACAAGCTGCAGGAAATCTTGATGAGGCACAAGAATTATTAAATATTTTATCAGGACAGGCAAATATACCTGCACCTAGTGCTCCTACACCAACACCCACACCAACTCCTGATGCAGGAACTACACCTGCACCTGCGCCTAGTATAGGAACTACACCTACGCCTACTGCACCAAGCACACCCACACCTACACCTGCCGAGCCACCAACAAGTGCAGTTTTTACTGCACCAGTTGTAACTACACCAAGTACACCTGCACCTGTTGCACCCACTATTCCAAGTGCTCCTGCCCCAGTCATAGATGCTCCTATGACAGGTACATTTACTAAACCTGTAACAACAAGTATGTTGGGCACACAACCATCACAAGCAATTACTTTTGGTCAACCTACCACACAACCATTTAATGTAACACAACCACAACAGTATGATGTGCGTATGTTTCGTAACGATGCAGGTATGACTACTAGTATTACCTTTGTAAATGGACAACCCACAACACCAATTCCATCTGGTTTTTATCCAATAGGTGAGCAGCCTGTAGGTCAAATGCCTTTTACTCCAGTTGCTGCACCTACACCTGTACCTACAGTTGCACCAGTAACAGGGTTTAAGCCTGTATTTATGAATCAAGGTGGGGCTATGATGCCACCTACACCACCTGTGCAGTCAGCTAGTGTGTTTGGAGGATTTAAACCAGAGTCCATGCAACGTATAGCAAGTAGTCTTGGATATAATGAAAACATGGGTGGTTTTGATCAGTTTCTAAATGATAACCCTGATAAAAAACAAAAGATGGACAACTATACCATGAGAGCTAAACAAATGGTAGAAGGTGGTATGGTACAAAAGTTTGCTAATGGTGGTATGCCAGAGTCTACAACCGTGGATTTACAGCAATATGATACACGTGCTCTTGCTCAACAGTATATACCACAGCAACCTAGTTTTGCAGGAAAAGATCTTACTGGAGTACAAGTGGCACTAGCTAAGACACCTGGATTACCTGCAGGTGCAACTGTAGTACCTGTTGGTACACAACTTGAGAAAGGTCAGATTGTATCCCCATATTCAGGACAAGTAACTGGTGCTTCTGCCTTACCCACAAGCATTGCAGCAACTGAACAAGCTTTCTTACCTACTACACAAACAGCAACACTGATGTCACCTATAGAGGCGTCTGGTGCTATTCGTGCAGCAGCAGATCAAACACAAGCTGCACAGATAGGCCAAGTGTCTATGATAGATGCAGCGCAGCAAGCTACAAGCTCTGTGTCAGACATAAAGGCTGCACAAGGTAAAGAAATATTAATGACTAATCCTGTACAAAGAAAAGTAGAGGACGGTGAAATTATATCGGGTGTAGCTAATGCGGAGACTGCAGCTAAATTTACTGAAGAGCTAGAGGCAGCAACTGCAGAACCAAGTAAACAAGCTACAGTAGCAGGTCAACTAGAAGGATTGCTACAACAGTTTGAAGGTGGTAATACACCTGCATGGGCAGCAGGATCAATGAGAGCAGCTACTAATGCCATGATTTCTAGAGGTCTTGGTGCTTCATCCATAGCAGGTCAGGCTATTGTACAGGCCGCTATGGAGTCTGCATTGCCTATTGCACAGATAGATGCATCTACACAAGCTCGGTTTGAGGCACAAAATCTATCTAACAGACAGCAAAAACAGATACTTGCTGCACAGCAACGTGCTAAATTTATAGGTCAAGAGTTTGATCAAGCCTTTCAGTCACGTGTAGCTAATGCAGCACGTATTGCTGACATTGCAAACATGAACTTTACTGCTGAACAACAGGTGGCATTAGAAAACTCACGTATTGCAAACACTATGAATCTTACCAACCTGTCTAACTCACAGGCTATGGTGTTGGCTGAAGCTGCTGCACTTGCTAATTTAGATATGTCTAATTTAAACAATAGACAACAGGCAGCAGTACAAAACGCACAAAACTTTTTGCAAGCCGATTTAAGTAACCTAAGTAATAAACAGTCTACAGAATTATTTAAGGCGCAACAACGTATACAGTCTTTGTTTACAGATCAGGCTGCACTTAATTCTGCACAACAATTTAATGCAACTTCACAGAATCAAGTTGATCAGTTTTATGCTAATATGCAAAATCAAACTGCACAGTTTAATGCTGCACAAGCAAATGCACAGGCTCAATTTAACGCAGGGCAGGTTAATACTATTGAACGTTTTAATACTGAAATAAATAATCAACGTGATCAATTCAACGCACAAAATCGTTTAGTTATTGATCAAGCCAATGCACAGTGGCGTAGACAGATAGCAACAGCAGATACAGCAGCCGTTAACCGTTCTAATGAAATAAATGCACAAGCTTTATTAGGATATTCACAAACTGCGTATAATAATTTATGGCAGTTTTATAAAGATAATATGCATTGGGCATGGACATCTGCAGATAATGAACGTGACAGATATGCTAGAGTTGCAATAGCTCAAATACAAAAAGATGCAGCTTTAGAGGTTGCAGAATTTAAAGCAGACGCAAATGCTTCAAGTGGTTTTGGTAGTTTAGTTGGTAAAATATTAACAACTGATTTAACTAATACAGCATTAGGTGGTTTGTTTGGTTAATAGTACAGGAAAATAAAATGGAAGCAAAATTAGCATATAAAAATTTAGAGATGGTTAAACCAAAACCTATTACTAAAGGTGGTGGTTTGTTAGCTAGGAATGTTTCTGAGAGAACAGATACAGAAAATTTAGAACCTCGTAGAAGAGTGGCTATGTATGTTGCGGAACTACGCAAAGCAAGACAAGGATTAAAAGATGGCTGATTTACCCGAAGCATTTATAGATGCACCAATTGCAGGTCAGTCTCTTACCTCAGAGGTAGGTGGATGGCCTTGGGAGCAACCACCTCAGTATACCACTGTAGAAGAAACATTAGAATTTTATCTTCCTAGATTAACTGAACCTACATTACAAAACGAATTAATGAATGTAATAGAGATGGGTTTACCTTTAACTACAATTGCTAACGCTTTACAACAAGGTGCAGTTATGCAAGGCACTCATAATTTAGATGTAGGTATATTAGTTATGCCTGTGATCATGGAAATGCTTGCTTATCTTGCAGAGCAAAGAGGTATAGAGTATAATATGGGAACTGATGTAGAGGTAGATGACAGCCCTTCAGGAGTTGCAGTTCAACTAGCTCTTAAAAAACTAAAGGCTAAAGAAGGTGAACCTGAAAAGAAACCTGAAGAAGAGCCTGAGAATGTGGTAGAAGAACCCATGAGTGGGTTGATGTCTAGGAGAACGGTGTAATGGGTTTTAATCTTGGTGCATTTATCGGTGGTATGTCACGTCAGATAGTCTCAGATATTGAGGCAGATGAGGCATACGAACAACAACTAGGTTTGTTTAAAGAAAAACAAGACATACTTAGTGGTGTTGAAATAGAAAAACAAAGAAAATTAAAAGACTTAGATTTACAAAATAAAATAAAGTCATTAAAATTCATAGGATTTGATGATCAACGTGCTGCACAAATAGCAATGCAAGGCGATTATGCCGTTGAAAGATCATTAGCTATAGCCGAAAAAATAAGTGAGCAAGGTGGTGATGTTAATACATATTATAAACTATCTAATAACTCACCAGAAAACATGGTTGATCTTGAAAAAGAAATAAAAGACACAACAGAAGTAAATAATAAAATATCTACAAGTACAATGGGCGTATCTGGATTTGACCCTGAAATGATGGCAGGACTGTTTGCAAAGCCAAATAAAATAGAAAGTTCTTATAGTGCTAGGCTTGCAGTTATCTCTCAAAAACTTGCACAAAATCCTAATAGATCAGATGCAGACGCTTTAAAATCAGAGCAAGAAAAATTATATGCAGACTTACGTAAAATGAAAGAGGCTGAACGAGAAGAAAAAGGAACAGTAACTCCATCATTTGATACTGGTAGTATTACAGCAAATGTAAATGAAATACGTAAGGGTGCATTAGAAGGGTTTGGTTTTGAAATAGGAATTGATGATAAGATTAAAAATATCACAGAGGGTAATATGTATAAAGCTGATCTTGCTGAACTTGAAGTGGCTAATCAATTAAATATAAGAAACACAAATATAGCTGACCCTAATATGCAACTAGCTGCACAAGGCATACGTGATTCTGCTGTCCGTAGTTTAAAAGATTATGGTTTTAATACATTCTATAATAAAAAAGAGAGTGTGTTGAGTGCGACAGATAATACAGAGTTTGTTAGAAATGCAAACCAAGGTCGTTACCGTCAAGGTCAAGTTGTTACAATAGGAAATAAAATAATTTTATATACAGGTGTACCTGACTATCGCACAGGACAACCATTCATAATACTAACACCAGATATGGATATGTAAATGACAGATACAATGTTGCAATTCCTTAATGAGTACGATGAGGGAACAGCAGATGAAATTACATTAACACTTCCTGAACAGCCTAAAACTGAAGTTATGTCTACTAACACAGACAGTATGCTTCAGTTTTTAAATAAACAGGACAGTGTTAATGATGTTAAGATTGAGATAGATGCTATTCCCAAACCAGAGTTTAGTGAAGATGAACTCATAGCTATTCAGATGTCTCCTACACCTGAAGTAACTAGACAAAATATTTTAAGTAGAAGAGATATGTCAGCAGATCAAATTGAAGCTGAAGATTTAACACGACTAGAAAAAGTAAATAAAGATATAGCGAAAGATAAAGTGATTTTAGAAAGTCTTTCAGAAGAAGAATATGAGGCATTTGGACAAGAGATTGCTAGAGATTTGCGTCTAGGAGAGGAGATGAGAGGTTCTGATCCTTTTTCTTTCGCTCTCAGTTATTTACCAACAAAAACATTACTTGGGTTAGGAAATATAATTCAAAAAGGAACTGCTGCAACAACAGATGAAGTTGAAGATTTGCTATCTTCATTAAGAGACAGTGGCCCCCTTGGTCAACTTATTTTTAAAGGAATAGATAAGTTTGCTGCAGGTGGTAGATACGGAGAGACAGAAGATCCTGCAGATTTAGCAGATAGAATGGCTAATTATGTTGGTGCTATACTTGAGTTTTCAGAAACAGTACCTGCTGTAGGTACATTTATGGCTTCATATAACAAGTTTATGAATACAGCTAGTGTTATGCCTAGACGTTTAAGAAAAGGTGCTCTAAAGCAAAAGAAAGAAATTGAATTAGCTAAACGTTATAACTTTAAAGGTGCAGAACTTGCAACATTAGAAAGTGCAGAGGCAGCACGTAAAGTTGCACGTGAAACTGCTAATGCTAATCGTGAATTATCTAGTCAAATGATACGTGAGTTTGAGGAAAAAACAGGCAAGACTATATCAAAAGATATAATGGGTAATCTTGTGTATGATCAAGACGCTGCACGTAAAGCAGGTCAAGAGACTGCTAGGGAAATTACAGAACGTGATGGTTCATTGTTTGATCTTGCTCTTGGTGAGGACACTATAACATCACCAATACTGAACCCAAATAAGTTTGACGGTATAGTCTCTGCAGCAGCAGACTTACAGAAACAATTTCCTGATGCATTTGATAATAACAAAACTGTAATAGATAATTTATTTGAGCTAACTGTCAACAAAGATTTAGTTGGTGGTCAACAATTAATTGACATGCTCAATAAATATGGACTGTCCTTTGAGGATTATGTGCTTACCGTAGTAGGATCTGGCTCAGACGCAGGTAAAGTATTAAATAAACTGTCTCAGATTAAACGTGTTAAACCACAAAACATTCGTGACGCAGATGATCTTGGTAAAAAAGCTCGTGAAGCAGGTGACTTTCGTAAAGGTGTGATGCGTGTAGAAAATATTAGACGTGGTGGTTTAGTATCACAGATTGCTACAGCCTCTCGTAACCTTACCTCTGGTGCTATACGTGCTCCATTAGAGGCTTTAGGCAATGTCATGGACAGTGCAATCTATGCTGCCCAGAAAAAAGGTACAGTACAGGGTGGTCTTGAGCTATTCTCTGGAGATAACTGGAGTGGTAGTTTTAGTAGTTTTAAATACATGTTCTCACGTCCAGATGTAGCAAAGGGTTACACTGATATAATATTAAAAGCACCTGAGTTAGCAAAACAATACGACAATATGTTTAA